CGATACGTTGAGCGATTGAACTTACATCACTCCAAATGTTATTACCCATATATTACTCCTTTTAGATTCCTAGTCGTTTCCTCTTTTCTGCATCTGTTTCGCCTACCTGATGATCACCACCTGGATTAGTTGCACTTGCAGTAGAGGTTTTCTTTGGTAACGTTTCCAGAAGTTGTTTAGCATCTGCTTCGATTTCTTCCGGTGTCTCACCTTGTAATCGATTAGCTAAAATTTCTGGTAATCCTAATTTTGAAGCGGTACTCTGTTTCAGCAAATCAAGTTTGATCTTTTTGTTTTCCGCTTCCAGTGCTACACGCGCCTTTTTTTCCTTGTCAAGTTCTGAAAGTTCAGCGTCTTTTTTATCCTGTTCGGCTTTTTCAAAAGTTTGTAACTTTTTGAAATGACGCTCTGCTTCCTGCTCTTTGTTTTTCGCGTGAAGTTCTAGCCTTGCGTTTTCTGCCTTTAACTCTTCAAGAGTGGGTTCTTTGGCAGGTTCAGCCTTTGGTTCAATTACAGGTGCATCCATCACGGGTGCTGTTTGTTCGGTTTCCATCTCGGTATCCTTTATCCCTTTCGAATATTAAACAAAAATAACCAGTCCAAAAATTGGATTGGTTTACAACTTACTTTAAGCGTTGGCTATTTATTAGTTACTGGAAAAGAATCATCACGATTCAATTAAAAATATTATACCACGTTTAATACAGAAAATTCACCAAATAATTCTAATGCTTTTTTATTATACGCTTTTGCTGCGTCAACTATATCAATATACGTACCTAAATTTATTTGTTTATTATTTATTTTTATATAGGCTCTCCAACCGCTACCGTGCTTGTTTACACCTACATATCCAGAAGTGTTGTTTTTTCTTCTATCTATGTTCCTGTTATTTTGATTTACGTTGCAACTTCTTAAGTTTGCTTTAGTGTTATTAAGTTTATTTCTATCAATATGATCTGTACTCATTTCTTTTGGTGTGTTATTTATAATTCGATGCATCATTATTACTTTATGGTTATATTTTCTAGCGGCATACCCACAAAAATAATACCATTTATGTTTATTTAATTCGTCAAAATCATCACCATCAACTATTGCAAATTTTCCTTGAGTGAGTGGTATTTCTTTACACATAATATCCTCTTATAAAAACCGCCCCTTATCAGGTGTCAAGCCCTAATAACAGACGGTTGGTGTTGCCTATTTTTAGCATCGCTTGACCAATGCAGTAAATCTATTATATCACTCTTTTTTAATCATAGCCTGACAATAAACCATAACGATATTACCGTCAAGTCCGCGGTAGTTTGTTACTGATACGCCGCCTTGACATTGATAACCAAGTTCTATGTTTGCTTCAACTAATACTATTAAATCAGGTAATATTTGAGCATGACAAACACGATAATTACCCTCGAATGCTTTAAGTAATTCAATGGAATCACTGACAGCCAATCCCTTTTTAATATCAGTACCAATTTTTTCCACCTTCGGCTTATTCGGTGTTCCTTTTTGTCTACTCATTATTCTCCTAAAAGTTCTTTCAATGCAGCTCTTATTTTTTCAGCAACAGAAGTTGGAAGTCCAATAACATTAACTTCATCGTTGTTTTTCATAACAATAGTCGAATATTCCCCCATTGGAGCACCGATCTTATTGTATCGTTTTATATAACAATAGCTTTCTGGGTTCACATAAATCTTTTCGAATGTATCTGCCGAAATAAAGTCTATCATTTTTTTCTCCAAAAAAATTGATTCATTTAGTGTTTCATTATACTGAATGAATATTGGCTTGTTTTCTGTTGGAAACTTTACATAAAAACCATATTTAGTTCTTTTGATAATTTCACCTTCTCCGGTTGGAAGCAAGTTTAACATTATTTATTAATCTTTTTTGGAGTTTCCGCTTTTATTATTATCTTCATAATTTCTACTGGTGATAGCTTTTTCCAATTTATTTTTACCATAATCCTAACTCCTTCAAGAATCTATTTATCTCGTCAACCTCTTTTACTGCGTAACTTATCGCATCTTCTTTTGGAATACCTAAATATATTTGTGCAACGTTGTCGATCCAAACCTGTTTATTATTATTATATTCAGTCATAACCATTGTAAATTGTTCTCCAAGTTTATTTTGAGCGTTTTCGGCATGAAAGAAAAAGTTTTCAGGATTATATTTTTCTTGTAATCCATCTCGTAAAATTATATTTCTATTTGTTAGACTATGGATATATTCGTGATCTTGTATAGGCGTTCCAACAAACTCTGATTGTATAAATATTCCATTTCCTTTTGAATAAGCAGTACCCATTTCAGACAACTCTGTTTTTTCGATAACAGAAATATTTAATTTATCATCTAATACTTTTGGAACAAATTCACCATTTTTTAATGACGAAACAGTTCTTGTTTCTTCTGAAATTGGCTCTAGTTTTCTAATTTCATTCGGCATATTTTTTACGGCATTTTCAAAATCTATTAATTCTTTTTCTGTTGGTGATCTCTGCCCTAATCCTGGGTTTGGATAACTTTCTATTTGTGGTAAATATTTATTGTCAATAATATTTTCACTACTTTCCAACAAATCCTTTAAGCTTGTCTCAGCCCGCATGTCCCCAAATACATCATTTGTTTTAGTTGTGGATAATTGGTCAAAACTAAACTTTCCACCCTGCCACGCTTCAAACTTACTATCTCCCATCATTTGTTTCTGCATCGCTTCTGGTTGTTCTTTGAACCATGATTCACCAGAAGTCACCGGATTTTCCATTCCAATAGTCAACGGTAACATTGTGCATTCCCCGTTGTGGTGATCATCAAGAACCTCATCAAGAGTATGCTCCGTCCCGTGCATTGAAACACACGACATGCAACAGTTAGCGCCTAAGTTAGCGTACCAGATCCAGCTCTTTACAATAGCAAAGTTTGCTAAATATGTAGCTCTGTTCGCCTCTCGATAGCTGTAAATTTGCACAGTCCTTGTCATCCGTAAGGCATCCGTAAGACCGCCACCTAAACTATTCTTAATCAGTCCTGCGATTGTCTTAGGGTTATTCCCTAAAGCCACATTATCAATAATTGTTTGTGCAACTCTCAACGCGTTCTCACCTGCGAGTTTGTCCAGTCTTGCCATGAGTGGTGAACCTTCACCGAAATAACTTACAAGATTTTCAACCGCTCTCGGATTAAGGTTCTTGAAACTGGCAGCCACGGCGGGATTACCTGCTAAGGTTAATAACCTGGCATTTGTCACACCCATTTTTACAGCATCATTAGCAGACTGTTGCATGACCGTCCCTGCGTACCCTTGAAACTTTGTGAGTTCCTTTTCTATCTCGATAATCAATGACTTGTAAGAATCTAATTTCCTTACACTTGCCGCTGTGATCGTTTCCATGTTCGCCATTTCAAGAGTTAGTACGCTAATTTTGTCCTGAAGCCGTGTGTATATATCCCCATAAGCCTTGATAATCTGAGACAAGGCTTTATTATCCCGTTGCTCTAGTGCTTTGCGGAATTGATTAGCTAAATCTACTATATTAGTTACTGGTTGATCGGTCATTTTTCTATGTGCACCAATTTATCGAAATCTTTAACTTCCCAATAGTAGCCAACGCCAACAAAAGACTGTTGTCCTACAAACATCATCTTTCCATCAAAATAACATAATTCTTTTCCATCATACCCATTCATGTGTACTCTATTACAAAAATCATCATCGGATGCGCATGTGTCCCTGATTAACTTTAGTCTCTTTTCTACCTCTTTGAAATAATTTATTTGTTCGGTTCTAAACTTCTCTTGCCATAAAGAATAATCATCGGTTTTATTTTTTACATAATTTCTAAAGCCGTGATAAATACCTATCCAATTTGCTTTATTTTCTTCCATCCTCTAAACCTCCTCAAACTTTCCGCTAACTGGGCGACCATCAACCATCTTTGTTCCGACTCTCATGACAGTCTCTTGATCCACGCTCTCAATTACCTCAACCAAACACGGTTCATTACCTGATAACGCTTGCTTGCAGATTGATTGTACATCCTTTTCATCCTCTAATAGATAATACTTCAAATCGTAAACATCCGCTATTTTCTTCAGGGACGGTAGTGTTAAATCTGGTTGTTTGCATCCAACGTACCTACCTTCAAAATACTTATTCTGAGTGTTCACGATGCTGCCATAACCACCGTTGTTTATTATGAAAAACTTGATAGGCAACTTCAAACGCCTTACAACTTCCAACTCTTGTACGTTCATCTGTAAGCCGCCGTCACCCGTTAAGCATATCGTTCGTTTACCAGTAGCAATACAAGCGCCGATAGACATAGGCTCCGACCCCATAGCACCCAAAGCCCCGGCAAACGTGAACCGCTGCCCAAACTTCGTTTTCCACGCCTGGAATAAATGACACACTCCATTACCAGACATTCCTGGTGAGATAACGTCATCTTTGGTGCATAGGTCGGATAGGGTTGAAATTAGTTTATAGTTGTTTATCATTTATCCCTTTTTTGTGGCTCGGATACTTGCTGCCCTCGTTTCGACCGATGGTTTTCAGAGACACCACAAATATATTATACAACCTTGCGAGGCCTCCCGCCCTTTTTTCCATTCTCAGCGGATGAACGTGCTTTCTTTTCTGACTTTATAGAACCTAAAACGTGCGCTGAATATGATACTACAAGTTGCTCTGGAATTAATCTCTTTCTAACCTCTTTCATCAATAAAACATTATCTTGCGAATATTTTAAATCAATTGAAATTAGGGTGATTAGTTCTTCATTTGTCATTTCTTCTGTTGGTTTCATTTTTCCTCTCTTGTTATTGGCTCTGCATGACATTCCACGGTTGACTTTATTGTCAAACAGACTTACGCTCCGCTTCTTTTTGAAAGACCAACTAATTTATATCAAATTTTCACAATCTGGACACGGCTCAATATGGCTTCCGTTTTCGTCTCCTATTTCAACGCCTCCACTCCCACTGCATGTATTACAGTGTAAATACAAATATTTTGGCCTTGGAAGTTCTAACCACGACTTTACTTGTTTTAAGCTTTCACCATGAAAATATAAACCATCGGTAGTTGACCATTGTTTAACTTGATTATCATAAAACGCTATCTTTGGGTAAACATAACCACAATCAATTAAAACTGGACGCAAATTATCGGGAAGTTCTCCTAAGAATATATTATTCCACTTTGTAAGCCTTTCTATTTCATCAAGAATCGCGTCTATTTCTTGATGCCAAACATCAGGCTGATAACTATAATGCGCTTTAGCTCTTAGCTTTTTATGAAGCTCTAAAGAATAATTTATTTTGTTTGTCATTTATCCCTCTAATCACAATGAGTATTCCAGAAATTACGGCTTGATTCTTCTTCTTTTTTCGATTGTTCAATTACTTTTTCCCAGTCAGTTTTGCTCATTGGGTCACATCCGGTGGTTTTGAAGAAGTTTGTCGCGTAAGTTTCGTATTCTGTGTTTGTCATTTTATTTTCTCTCCTCGTTTGTTATGTATATATAATACAACCTATTGATTGGTTTGTCAATAGACTGTATGTTAAATCCTCGTAAAATTATTTAGATATTCTATGTTTTATTATGGCGACTTTAGGAATAGCAATAACTCCTGTACAATGGTTCGCGCTTGATACGCTGTGAGCAATAACAAATCTATCGTCGTTATCCTCAATCAAATATCCTGTTGTTTCAATAACGATAATAGATGTATCTGGAATAGGCACGTTTTGCCACCCGTCAAGCGCTGTAGAATCCTGCCATCGCAACCATATTTTTTTATAGTTATTCATATCGCCCTTTACAGTAAACTAAACGCTTTCCAAAATAACAACGCCACACACACAAACACTGAAAGTGAACATAGACCCATAATTATTATTACTATCATCCAAAGATAAGAACTAATTTTCTTCATCTCACTCCTTTATAAACACATTCTCTTTTTGCAACTCTTTACGGTTAATTAATAGGCCAAAGAACAATCGCATTTTGACCGTTATTTCCATGATACAAATCTTCGTCTGAATAACCTTGAGCAATTAATTCTGGAGTAAGCTCTCTTTGTTTTATTTCTCCCGCCCAGGTACAATCTGGAATATAAATCTGTTCTGAAAAATCACTAAATGGAGAAAAATAATTACCCTCTGAATCTTTTGACATAATAATTTCATCTTCGTCGTTCCATTTATTTACAATTTCCTTGAACTCTTTTGCTTTCATTTTTTATCCCTTTTCTAAAATGAATATGTTTTGTTTCTGCATCTCTTTACAATCCCTCACCCACTGACCATAATCCCCGCCAATTTTCAACGCACACAAAAACTCTTTTATATCAGCGTGAATCTTTACCCATGAGTCATTAAACTTATTCAACTCCGCTTTGTCAATGTCTACCACAATCTTTACAGCGTCCGGCGCAACTCCATCTAAATTATACGCTACTTGATCTAAGTTCATCTGTGCGCCTAAGACCAACAATAAATCGCATGTTTGTTGAATCTTATTTGCCGCTCTTTGACCAATGCCCCCCGGCCTGCCAGCATATAATGGATGGTTATCGGATAACAGACCAATGCTTTTCCAGGTCGTTAGTACAGGACACTTGAAAGCGTCTATCAACTTGAAAAACTGTTTTTCAGCGTTACTTGCTATGATTCCATGTCCTGCGAGTATAACAGGCTTAGAACAGTTCCTAGTGGCCTCCATGACCATCTGTACACCTTGATTGATGTTCTCTTGACGTTGCCAATCTAGCCATTCATTCGGCATGACTGTAAACGGTTCTAATTCGTCCGGTTCAATTTCAGCACTCTGAATATCTAACGGAATATCCAACCAAACAGGCGCTTTACGTCCGGTCATGGCAGCGTGAATAGCAGCACCTAAGTATATTTTTATATTTAGTGGATCTTTCACCGTGACTGAGTATTTAGTAATATGTTCAACCATCGAGATAATATCGACTTCTTGTGTGCCTTTATACCTGAGTCCACTTTCGCCCACTAGATATTTAGTTTGTACTTGACCCGAGATAAACAAAACTGGAACGCTATCCATCCAGGCCGCTAAACACGGAGTGATCGCATTTGTAGCACCTGGCCCCGTCGTTACAACGCATAACCCTAATTGGTTCTTGACTTGCGCATACCCTAAAGCCATATAACCAGCTCCTTGTTCGTGTAGTGCACACGTGTAGGTTATCTTTGACTTTCCGATAGCGTCGTTAATATGCATACTTCCACCGCCCACTAACATGAAGGCGTGTTTCACATGTTGAGATAGATAGTCAAAGACGTAATCAGCGAGTCGCAACAGGAGCCACCATTAATTGATTGGCTTTATAATAATCTTTGAGATATTCACTAATAAACTTATAAACTACACACAATTCTGAATATGTCAAAGTCACCATAATCGAACTGGCTTGTACCGGTGGCAATCCTTCGGCTGTTAGTCTATCATTTTCTTTTATGTCTAAAAACACTTGAGTAATTGAAAACTGAAAAGACGGTGAGTCGCAGACTTTCATCATAATTACCTTATTGTCATTAATCTTATAACCGTCCTGAATTGAACCGTCCGTATTTGTAATCATCTCACTCCTAAATAACAATCACTTTATTAGTCAACCCAAGTCTCTTGATATTATCCAATATACTTGATTGTTGAGATTGTGCAATTATCACAATAGGCAAATCGTCAACAGGAACCTCATAAATCGGAAGTCCGTTGATAGTCTCACCTCGATACGCAGGGTCTGAGTCCACAAAGTATTGTACAT